GATTACGAGATTAACGAATCAGCAGAAAATGGCTTTGACGTAATGGTTAATATTCAATTAAAACAATATCGAGCATACGGTAATAAACGAATCGTCGTACAGCCCACTTCACAAGCTACCAGCTCAACGACAACACAAAAGGCAGTTGTAGAACAAAAACGTCCTACAACAGGCAAAGAGCCATCTAAAATTTATACTGTAAAAAAAGGTGATACGTTGTGGGCTATCTGCAAAAAGGAGCTAGGTGATGGATCCAAATATCCAGAAATCGCAAAATTAAATAACATTAGAAACCCGAATGTTATAAAGATTGGGCAGGTGATTAAACTTGGCTAAATCACAGCTTTTTATTATGAGTAGAGGGCGTATTTTTGAATGTGCTGTTGAAGAAGGTATTGAGTGGGAAACACATAGGAAAGGTTCACCAGGTAAACTTACATTCAATATTGTGAAAGATGAAGTGTTAGGATTCCACGAAGGAGATGCGGTTCGTTTTGATTACGATGGACACAAGATTTTCTTTGGATTTGTCTTCACGAAAAAGCGTAACAACAACCGTATTATTAGTGTTACTTGCTACGATCAATTACGTTATTTTAAAAATAAGGACACCTATGTATACGCCAATAAAACGGCTGCTCAAGTACTTCAAATGATTGCAGAGGACTTTAAGTTAAAGACAGGTATAGTCGCAAATACAAAGCATGTGATTGCATCTAGAGTAGAAGATAACCAAGAACTGTTTACGATTATGGCGAATGCTTTATCAGATACAACACTAAATACAGGCGATCTATATGTACTGTATGACGACTACGGATCACTAAATCTACGGAATATCAAGATGCTTAAATCGGATTTACTCATAGATGAAGAATCAGGTGAATCTTTTGAATACACAACATCCATCGATGAAAACACGTATAACAAGATCAAATTAATTCGCGAAAATAAGGATACTGGAAAACGCGAAATTTATATCGCTCAAGATAGTTCCAGAATCAATGAGTGGGGCATCTTACAAATGACAGATAAACTTGATGAAAATGCGAATGGTAAGGCTAAAGCTGATGGCATGTTGAAGCTGTATAATCAAAAGTCTCGAAAGTTACACATCAATAAAGTGTTTGGCGACCCAACAATCCGAGGTGGTAGTCAGGTAGCTGTTCAAATGTACTTGGGTGATTTAACTGTGGCTAATTTTATGATGGTTGAGACAGTGAAACATACTTTTAATGATTCAGATCATCGAATGGATTTGAAGTTGATTGGCGGTGATTTTATTGCGTGATATGACGGACATTTTAGAGACTTTTAAAAAAATCGCTGTTAATGTTTTTTACTCACAAAAACCATCAAATATCGTGTATGGAAACGTGATAAGTACAAGTCCGTTGAAGGTGCAGATCGACCAAAAACTAATATTGGATGAGACGCATTTAAAGTTAACTCGGGCGGTTAAAGATCATAAAGTAGAAATGAGTATTGGTAGTGGGGCAAAGCAGATTTATACAGTTTATAACGGCTTAGTTCAAGGAGATAAGGTAACTATGATTATGACACACGGAGGTCAACAATACATCATTATAGATAAAGAGGTGGTTTGATGATTCCACAGAATGATTATGATGAAATAACAGCTGATTTCGAGGAAGAAATACAACCAACTAGAACATATCGTATGGACCAAGTAAGAAAAAGAATCGTTGGTTATACGGATGGTAAAGAAGCGATGGAACAAGCAATCTACAAAGCAATGGGTACAGAGCGTTACGAAAATATTATTTATAGTTGGAATTATGGTGCTGAAATAGGGAAACTATTTGGGCAACCTATTCCTTTTGTTTACAGCGAATTAAAAAGACTTATAACAGAAGCATTAACGCACGATGACCGAATCGAGAGTGTTGATGCTTTTTCTTTTAGTCACATAAAGCACAAAGTACATGTTCAATTTACAGCGCATACGATTGCTGGTTCTATTGAAATTCAAAAGGAGGTGGACATCTAGTGTTTGAACATCAAAGTTTTGAGACCATTGTTGAACGCATGTTATCGCGTATCAGGAATGATGTAGATAAACGAGAGGGAGCTATTATCTATGATGCAGGTGCCATGACAGCGAAAGAGTTACAAGAAATGTATATAGCCCTTGATGGCATTATATTAGAGACATTTCCTGAAACTGCATCAAGGCCGAACTTGATTAGACGTGCTGAAGAATATGGTGTCTATCCTTATGAAGCTACTTTTGCAATCTTAAAAGGTGTTTTTAATAGGGATATTCCGATTGGCTCTAGGTTTTCGTTAGGTGAACTTAATTATATAGCTACTCAACGTATAGCTCCGAAAGAGTATGAAATGCAATGTGAAACAGTTGGAGTTCTTGGCAACACACAATTCGGGGCATTAATACCAATCGAATATATTGATGGATTAGAGACTGCCCTACTTACTGAATTATTGATACCTGGAGAAGATGAAGAGCCAACAGAAGATTTTCGTAGACGTTTCTTTCTCACGAGAAAACAAATCCCGTATGGTGGGAATCGGGATGATTATATACAAAAAGTTATGAGTATTCATGGAGTCGGGGGTGTAAAGCCATATCGCACGCCTGCAGGTGGTGGAACAGTTGGAATAACAATGATTGATTCCGATTTCAATGAACCATCAAATGTTTTAATTGAAGAAGTGCAAACGATTTTAGATCCAGTAGTCAATAGTGGAGAAGGGCTAGGAGTAGCACCTTATGGGCATCGAGTAACAGTGAGTGGAATTGAAAATGTTACGGTTGATGTGTTTTTAAAACTAGTTATTTCGAATATTACATTAGGGCAATTACAAAATGAAGTTGAAGAATCTATTGCTGAATATTTTCTTTCACTTCGGAAAGAATGGCAAAACTCAAACTTTATCATCATAAGGCAGTTACAAATTGAATCGAGATTACTAGACATTGCGGGTATACATGATGTAGTGGCATCAACAATAAACGAACAAGACGGTAATGTGATTCTAGCTCACAATCAAGTGCCGATTCTGGGGACGGTGACGTTAGATGCTTGATAATCGGGTCGCACGCAATTTACCAGCTATCTACGATGGTATTAAAGAAACAGAGGAACTAACTGAGACAGTAGCCATAGAGTTAGATGAATTGGATATAGCTCGTAAACGAGTAGAAATTGAGCAATTTATAATGACAGCCAGTGAAAAGTTTATACGAATGCGGGAACGTGGATATGATATTCTTGCTGATCCAACAACTGAATCATTGGACTTTCGTAGACGACGACTAATTGTAAGACAATCAACAAGATTACCAATTACGCAACGCAAGGTTAATGAAATATTAACGGAACTAGTTGGACATTCGAATTTTGAAGAGTATTTGGACGTTGAAAACTGTACAACAACGTTTGTATTTGAAGCAACAGATACCACGTTGAATCGTGAAATTGATTTAACACTTGAGCGGATAATTCCATTAAATATGGGTTTAAAAGTCGCGAGGCGTTTGATGACTAAATTATATGTACCAAGTTTCTTAATAACAGGTTCAGATATTACACTGCATCCAATGAATATTGAAAAAATAGAATCTCAAACGAGCAGTATTAATTTAGTGGGCGTCAAAACGGCATCGACAATTACTATTACACCACTTTAAGAAAGGAGTGATATTGTGGATCAAACACAATACGGAACATTAATTACTACTATTGGGTTAGCTAAAATAGCAAATGCCCAAGTGACACATTCCATGGTCGGTTTAGAGTATATTGCACTAGGTGATGGAAATGGAGCACACTATGTACCCACACAAAACCAAACAGCTCTAGTTAATGAGGTGTGGCGCGGCCAAGTTGCTGAGGTATCGATTGATCCGAAAAATAACAATAGGATTATTATTGATGCAGTCATTCCTGTAACCGTCGGAGGATTCACGATAAGAGAAATCGGTGTATTTGATGATGAGGGACATTTGATAGCAGTCGGGCAATATCCCGAAAAATACAAACCTCAGTTAAGTGAAGGGGTATCAGAAGAAACAATTATTCATTTCGTCATAGAAACGAATAATGCTAATGTTGTTAAGTTAAATATTGATCCCACTGTAATTATTGCTAGCAAAGATTATGTAGACAAAAAATTTAATAATCTCGATGCGCGAATTGGCGATACAAATAAGCTCGAAACAGATTACAAAAAAGATACTGTAGGTGCTATCAACGAAGTACACAGCGAATTAAGTAAATTGGTAGAGAGCATGGGTGGCAATGAGCCGAAATCAGCGGTGTTGGAGCGAGGGGCAAATACATTAAATGCACCTATCAAAACTTTAAGTTCAGTAACAGCGTTAGAGGGTCGTACAATTGTGAACATGGTGCCATTGTTCGATAGTGGTGCATGGCACTTGCATCCTAACGTATCGGTACTGGATGCTAACAAGATAACCTTAAACGCTGACGGTATTGAGGCAAACAATAGTGAGGTCATTATTAGCGCAAAACCTAGTACAGCGTACACTATACGCGCTAAATTCACAGGTACTATCACATGGGTTTTCTTAGATAGTAACAAAGTGGAACTAGCAACCTATGGCACGCCTAATAACACAGCTACTACAGTAACCTCTCCTAGTAATACCTTTTATGTGAAAATAATCTTGGGAGACCTACGAAAAGGTACTTTTATGTTTGAGAAAGTACAACTAAACGAGGGCACAGAGGCGCTGCCATTCGTAGCCAACATCCAGGGCATCACAAATCCCACGATTGAGAACGTACGCCATAACTTGATACCTATTTTTAGTTTAGGGGGCGACGTATACACACCTGGCTGGATGAATATAGGAGCTATTGACTTCGTAAATGTAAACGCTACGTCCACTAGTGGAAATCATGCCCGTGTATTGATACCTGTAGTACCTGGTACAAAATACTCGTTTGCATGTACACGGTATGCTCAGATAAAAATATCAACAAACAACGGCAGTATGTGGGGAGCTGACCAACTAACCACCTTGTTCGAAGAAAATGCCGTACAAGATGGTCCTATGAGTTGCACGTTTACCATACCATCTGACGCCTACTTTATTTGTATCATGTTTACCAATCCAGAGAAGGGCTTTATCTCATATCCACGAATGGTCAAAGATACCGTACCAGCGCAATACAAAGAGCAAGTACGTGAAGCGTTAACACTTAAAACAACGCTGCACACTGGGGACCAGTTAAAGGTAGACGCTGCCGGGCGACTAGTTAAAAGCAAGGCTGTTATGCAAAATACCGACCTAGCGGCTTTGCAATTTGCTCATTCAGATAACTTTACAGGATTTAAACGTTTTAGTACGAATAAGCTGACAGGACATAAACCGAATTCTAGCAAGTTAATTAAATACACTGGTTCAGTTCTAAAAGAAGGTCCTGCAGCGACTATTTCTGATACGCATGAGCTGGCAGCTAACGGGGTTTTCTATCTCTCCATCCCTAACACTGATAGCGGCTGGGGTGATAACTACACACCGACAGTGGGCGAAATTAAGGCGTACTTTATGGGCTGGAAGATGTACGACGCGGTTTCATGGGAATCAGGGAACCCACAACCATACAATGGCACAGGGGAGAAATGCTGGGCGCTACGATGGACGCCTGGTTGTGGTTATGTCAAGACAATAGGCGACTTGGTGCAAGGCACAGGAACACGAACATTACCAACAATCGGCGCGAAAGAAACGGCGTATCCTAACACTTCATGGCAGCCATACAAGCTCATGTATGAGCTACAAACGCCTATTACCGAGGTCGTAGCTACAGCTGGAAGTCTTACGCTAGACGAAGCTGAGAACACGCTAGTTGTGAGCGAGGGGCGTATCGTACAGGAAGTGGCAAAGGTAGGCTTCGACACAAACGGCGATTGTTATATTAACTGGGGGCTACAAGGTTCCCTACAACCCTACAGCCCA